TTTGAAGAGGAAGTCAAATTATCGGGCTTTGGCGCAGCGCCAGTTAAGCCTGAAGGTTCGGCTATCAGCTTCGATTCCGCGCAAGAGTCGTACACCGCTCGTTACAACCACGAAACGGTTGCAATGGGCTTTTCTGTGACCGAAGAGGCCATGGAAGACAACTTGTACGATGCTCTTTCGGCTCGTTACACCAAGGCTCTTGCACGGGCCATGGCATACACCAAGCAGGTCAAGGCAGCAGCACTGCTGAACAACGGCTTCACCACCTTCAACTCTGGAGATGGCGTAACCCTGTTCAGCACCTCGCACCCGACTGTAGCTGGTGGCAATAACGCAAACCGTCCTACCACAGATGTTGACCTGAACGAGACATCACTGGAAGACGCAGTAATCAAGATTGCAGCTTATGTAGATGAGCGTGGCCTTCTGATTGCAGCGCG